TGGCCTAGTGATGTAGGTGATTTGTTATGTTTGAGAGCATCGCCGTGGTCAAGCAGAAAGTGTGATGAAGGGTGGAGAAAAACGCCAAAGAGACTGGCAGAATTATTTAAAATGTTAATAGAAGACTTATTCCCTGCTGGTTTATATATAATGGAGAAGGCTGAAGCTGTGATGGAAGTGTCGGTAGAAATGCTATCGCTTCAACATCATTCGGCCTTGATGATAGAGTCGCCGGAAGATCAATATTTACGTGAAGAGGCCAAGGATGAGATACGTAATATGGTGTCGAGCTTGAATCCTAGGGAGTATGAGATTGTATGTGATCTGCATGGAATAGGCAGGGAGCGGTTGACACTTGGAGAGATAGGAAAGCGGCATAATGTTACTCGTGAAAGAGTGCGACAGATTGGCCTGCGAGCTGAACGGAGATTAAGACGTAGAATGGAAATTGCCGGGGGTGAGGAAAGGTTCAGGGGGTGAGTGTAATGATGAAAATGAATTGGAAACGAGAGGAAGCTGCTGGAAAAGTGGTTGTGACTTTGGTTGTTGAGGAGAATGATTTCTTCAGAGTTAGGCTTACTAGATTAAATGAAGCACAAGCTATATCACAGAAGCTTAGAGCGCTTGCTGATATGGCACAAACCGTTGAACGGAATAGTCCAATGCAGACACACGTGTTTCCAAGTGGTGTGAAAATAGACGAGGTGACAATAAGCGATGTGATAATGACCACTGAAAAGATGTATGAACGTATTAGTAATATTTAGGGGGTGAATATAATGATGAAGATGAATTGGAAACATAGGAAGGGTACTAAAAAGATAGTCATAACTTTGATTATTGAAGAAGCAGATTTCTTTATAGCCAGGTTTACTAGATTAAAGAAATCACAGAGTATATCGGAGAAACTTAAGATACTTATGGATATGGCACACTTTGCTGAACTGAGTCGCGAACTTAATGTGTGTCAGGATAAGATAATAACCACTGAAAAAATGCGTGAGCGTGTTAATAATATTTAAGGGATAAAAGGCTTGCTTATGAGTATCAATGAGGAGTATAATAAAGGTAATAGGAAGTGAATGCTTCGAGGAGTGTTCTAGTGATAAACCAAAGTACGAGGAGGATTTATGAAATGAGATTGTTAGCAATCTTCATGATCCTGATGTTCCTATTCGTAGGGGCAATAGGATTCGGCAGCGTCAATGAGCTTGAGACCGTTGAACACTGTGGATGCCTTAATACCTGTCTCTGTGCACATTTGCTAGAGTCAGTGGTTACACAGGAGACTACGAGTCTCGAACTGTATGATGCACAGGCAATCGTCGCCGTGCCGCAGTCAGAATTACCGTGTATAGTAAAATCGTTTTATTATGAATTGTTCGAGAACGATGTAAATGCACACCTGACAAGCGGTGCAATATTTAGTACAACCAAATGTTCCCATTGTTGGAACTGGCCGGGGGTCCATCAGCGTGTGGTTCTATTTGGCCCCTATGGGGGCTTGGCGGTACATTGAATTATTAACCAGGAAAGTAGGGTGTCAACCAGGTGTTGACACCCTTTTTTTATGTCTTGTGCTAGATTGAAAACCAGGTTATAATGAAATCAGAGCCCAAGGAGAGGTCATGCCGAGAAAGTCACGTAAAAAACAAAGTCGAAAACCTTCCGATACTTCCACATCTAATGAAGCTACCCTCAAAAAACTACAAACCCAACTAACTGATCCCAGAATAACTCAATGGCTATGGGCGGGCGCTCGTGGTGTGCGAGAGCGTATTATGAGATTGAACTACGATGTGCTGCGAGGTGCTGTAGGTCGATTGCCACTGATCAGTGGAATCATTAATACGCGTATTGATCAAATAACACCTTATTGTCAGTTTGCAGAGGAGGAAGGGGATCGTGGATATGAACTTATCCTAAAAGATCGAGCAATGAATGAAAGTGAGTATAAAGATAGTGAAGCTGATGAGTTGGTACATTTTATAGATGAGACAGGGTTTGACTATGATCCTGAAAGGGAGGACGACTTTTTTGATTATGTGGGGATGATGATTCGTGAGCTTCTAGTAATAGATCAGATTGCTACAGAGATTCAATTCAATAGAATAGGGGATGCACGTGCATTCTGGTTATTAGATGGTGCGACAATCAGTCGTGTAACTGATGAGTCAGACTTTGCTAGGGGTGTTCGCTATGTACAACAGATTGACGTAAAGATATATAATGAGTACACGGCGGATATGTTGATATTTGATTATAAGTTTAAGCGGGCTGATATTCGATATCGTGGCTATGGTTATAGTCCGGTTGAACAAGCGATAGATATAATTACTACACTGCTATTTGGATACAACTATATTCGAGATCAGTTGATTAGGGATCGTGTACCCAAAGGATTCATTTCAGTAATGGGAGATGTTGGGAAGCCTGAGATGGATGCGATTCGTAATTACTGGTGGACCGCAATGACCGGCGCTGGAGCCAGTTTCAATATACCGATCCTACCAAGTGGAAAAGATGGAGTCGGTGTGGACTTCAAGATGATCGGACACTCAAACAGAGACATGGAATATCATAAGACTATGATGTTTGTGTCTGCCTTGATCGGTGCAGTCTTTTCTATAGACTTACTAGAGATGGGTATTAAGCCTGATAGTACTGGAGCGATAATTGGGGAATCCTCAGAACCGCGTATATCTTCGAGTAAAGATCGTGGATTGCATTCTCTGTTAACATTCATCCAGCAATACATGAACAAGATACTAAGGAAAGTCGGTGATAAATATAAGCTTAAGTTTGTAGGAATGATTGAGGAGGACTACGAAAAACGAGCGGGGATTAGAACAAAAGAGATTGCTGCCTGGAGGTGTATTGATGAGATCAGAGAGGACGATGGATTAGAACCTTTTAATGAAGAATGGTCGAAGATGCCTTTACACCCGCAGGCGGTCCAGATATTCCTTCAAGGCAAGCAGGCTAAACAGCAAGAAGAGGCAATGAAACAAGGCGGCGGTTTTGGAGGTCAAGGTGGGGAACCAGGTATGTTTGGGGAAGAGGAAGAGAGCGAGCAGGAGGAAGAGGAAAAAGAACAAATTGAGAAATCACTACGTGCACTCAAGGAGTTCCAACGTATTACTAGCAAACAGGAGAAGGTGATTAAACATGTCATCGAATAAAGCGGCATGTATAATGTGTGGCTATATCTACACGGATGAAGAAATATTTCGACAAGGCAAAGTGAATCACGGGGATATGAGAATAACATGCCCGCGTTGTGGGAAGTTTAACATACATAAAGTCGAAGACATAATGGAGGAGGATAATGGTATTAATGCCTCGGGAAGCGAAGGCTCTGATTGAGACTGAAGCAGAGCTAAAGAAAGCTGCTAGGTATGGGAAGATGACAGTTAGGGGGAAATTAACAGATGAGGTTATACTCCTACGAAAAAAGGCTGGTTTGCCTTTGTCTGGCCCACTCGGTCAGTTGGAGAAAGCTGATAGTAAGCGTTCTGCGTATATCAACAAGGATGGTACGTTTAAGGGCGGTTTCAAGGGATGCGAACGTTATCAGATGAATGTCAAGGGTCTAGCAAAGGAGAGTGCTAGTAAATTGTGTGCTTATATAGGTCGCCGTGCCGGGAAAATCCCTTGATCAAGCTTGTATGTATTATGTTGTGGGATAGTTCTATTCCTTTAGGTCGGTTGGCTCCATATGTGATGGGAGGAATGATAGGACGTTGGCCTCATAAGGTGAAGTCAAGCAATAAACGGGAGAAAGTTAGATGAGTGAACGAGAAATCGCGCTGAGAGAATACATAAGCAAGCTCGACGCTGAACAAGGCGGCGGTCCTGCTCCTGGTTTGTATCCTGAAGTGAATAGTATGCTGGGTAGTGGTAGTGGTGGTAAACCGCTCACTATAAAGGAGCATACTAATGAGAACGAGAGACTGGAGGCGGGCGCATAAGTTCCGCATGAGAGCGAGAGCTGAGAGGATATTGATAACCTGGGGAACTCCTAGTTATCCATACCCTGCTAAGAAGTTTGCTAGGAAGATGGCAGATAACATGCAGGTTTGTAGCCGCTGTTGCTGTGGAAATCCCCGGAGGCATTTTGGGAAAGAAACGATACAAGAAAGAAAGCAGAAAGGCAGTCAGGCAGATAGTCTAGTAGACAGATAGGAGGAAGTTATGATTTTAAAGATTCGTGATGCATGTATTGAAGGTAAGTGGTTTTATTATGATAAGATCGCTAGAGTGTCAGTAGATAGCACAGGTTATAAGATTCACGAGCGCCAAGTAGTGGATCGGGAAGATGAGAAGCACGTTGCTGATTTGTATTTTCAATCTATTGATAAGGCACCACAGAAAGGTCCTATAGATCAGGTGACAGTGTGTTGTGTTAGATTCGGAGTGGAAAGGGGAGATGTTGAAATACTCTTTGGATTTAACACTGAGGCTTACCTTCTGAATGATGAAGGTAAGACGATAGAGAGAATATAAGACAGTCTGCCTGGCTGTTTATTATGAGGTTGTATCATTGGACTTCTTTAGAAAGTGCAAGACAAATAGATAAAGAAGGTCTGAAGCGTGGTACGTGGTGTATTCATCTTTGCAGAAAATCTGAGGCTTGGGAGTGGTATGGAGAAGTTTGCTATGAAGTTAAGGTTGCTCGCCATCTTGGATATAAACTTTCTATGCCTTTCATTGATTCAGAAATATTGTGTTGGAATGATATCCCCCTTGAAAATATAAGAAGGCTTTAGGTTGATATGGAAAAATATGATGATTCAGTCAGACTCGTAATTAAATGCAATCGAACCGCTGCGGACTCTATGGTGCCGTTGCTTAAAGAGTTTCGATTCATGGGTAATGCTGGGTGTAGTAGGTCTGTCACCATTGAAGATTATAGTGATCATAGGGACCATGATCATATTCATAGATTTGGTTTTGATGGTGATGGGCCTGATAGGATAGATTCAATTGAACTGGATGGCGAGTT